TCCGTCCAAGAGACCAGTCACCGTATCAGTGCTTGCGCCCCAATCGTGCGCGAGATCCGTCCCGCCAGCCGTATCGAAATCAGTCTTAGCGATGATATCCTGTTCAGTCGTGGATAGATCGCCGGAGCCGTCTGCCGTTCCAACCGCCAAGTAAAAATGGTCATTGTCGCTGTCGTTGAAGTTTTCCGAGTTGACGATGCCGATATCCACGCTGGCTCCGAGAATTTTGACCATCCCGGCTGGAAAAGTGTAAAAGTCTAGATGCGCATTGACTCCGGCATCTGCCAGAGTAATTGTAGCAGACGAGAACGTGAACACCGACTTGTGTATCACGCCGTCACCATACTCGACCACACTGACACCAGTTCCCGTTTCCGAACCGGCGTCAGCCGTACTTTGCAATGCTGTCGTCGATGTAAACGTGCCTTCGATGGTAGCGGTTCCTCCACTGGTCACCACCAGCGAGTCGCCACCCTGAGCAATGTACACCTTTGTGTTGTACGACGAATCAGCCGCCAACAGCAACACGCCGGCAGCGAGCAACCCGAAAGCAATCAGAGTGTTTCTCAACATGGCAAATCCTCTTTCTGTCTAATTCAACGGCCGACGGAACCCGAACGATTACGGGTTCCGTCGTGCCGTTATCAATCTCAGTTGATCTGTGTGGTGAACGGCGGCTTACGACCACCGGTCTGCACCCAGACTGCCCCAAAGAACGCATTACCGGTATTGTTCACCGGCGTGATCGTGACCCGAACATACCGTTTCGGTCCCGTGTAACCGATCTTGAACGATTTTCCATCGCTGCTATAACTGAGACCCATCGCCTCGACGCCACGCAGATAGGCATCGGCAACCGCAGCGTTGTCGGTCAACGCGGAATTGTCGCCGTCCTCCACCAAAACGGTGTAGGTTGCATCGGCATCAGCGTTGGTGCCGGTGATGCCGATAAACTCAGTCTGCTCGAAGTTCGCGGTGTCGATGATCTCCGAGACGAATGCGGTGTTATTTGTCACCGCAGCTTTCGGCTCCAGAGCCTTTGAAACTTTGATGTCGTTGTGCAAATCAAACATTGCATGTCTCCAAAAAGGCTGCCAGCTTGCTGCTGTCAGCACGTCCCTTGTGTCACAATTACCCGGCAGCCAGCTTCATTCGACTGAAAGCCTCGGCCAATACCGGCATGCCGTCGGTTTCCTTTCGGCCGACAATGCCGACCTTGTTCTGCAGCGCCTTCAGCTCGTTGAGCCGCTGAAATTCCATCTGGAGCGAATCCACGATGTAGTAGCCGGCCTTGAAGTCGCCGACGATGGCAACATACTGACTGGCGCTGAATGTGTTTGGAGCGTTCTCATCCATCATGACAGGGCGCCCAAGAATCGTGGCTTGTTGTCCGCCGTTCAGGCCAGGCTCCCAAAGGTAGTGGCCATCGCCACCCTTGAGCTTGCGAACGCGCTTGACCCAATCGCGATGAGCCAACCAGATAGCGTTGCGCTGATAGGCTTCCTTCAGCGCATAAAAGGTGTCGATCACTTCATCGGCCGTGAACGCGGTCGTTGCGGCGCAGGTGGTATCCCGCGACGTGCTCACACCATCATCGCTGGCGACAAATACGCCCAGCGGTTGTTTTGCGCCATCGCCGGTGAGGAACGCCTTGTTCTCAGTGATGGCAAACTTGTAGGTCAGCCGCTGATTGACGATCTGTTCCGGGTTCATCGAGGACGCCCGCAGCAATTTCATGCTGATCTCGATGTACTTGGTCAACAACTGCGGAGTCAGCTCGCGTTTGCCGAAAGCCATCGTGGTATCGGCACTCAAATCCGATGCTGGAATTTCTGCCGTCCAGTCTGCGTCGGCGGGGTCAGTATCAATTGAAACGATACCGAGACTCGCGCCCACAGTCAGGGCCGGAAGAACCGTTGCCAGTTGACGCATCGTTACGGCGTCATCCAAGGCTGTCAGTAGGCCGGCCGCCTGCTGAACTGGCACGGTGTACCCGCCAGACGGGCCACTGCTTGTCTGCAGCGCCGCCGACGGCACACCGTTGAGCAGGTAATCGCCGAACGCCCGACGATAACTTGGTAACGCAATTCTGTGCAGCGGACTCGCGGCCGATAAGTCCACGTTCTGCCCGCGGAGCTGGAGAGTTGGCGCGGCCTCTTCGGCCGGCTGCTCCGGCTGGCTCCGTCGCCCGGCCGACGCCCGCATGTACTGGTCGAGGTCGTCCGCGCGCCGGGTCCGCTGTTCGGCCTTATAGGCGTCGTCGAGTTGGACCTTGACTTTGTCGGCCTCGTCGTAGATAGCATCGACTTTAGCCGACTCTTCGGCGGTCAACCCCTCGCCGCCGCCAGCCTTGCGCTCGTCAGCGGCCTTCATGATTGCCCTGGCATCCGCGTGCAGCTTGGCAAGCTTTTCTTTCAGTTCCTTGATCATAATCTGTACTCCTTCATTGTTCCCGCCACGAGGAGCACAAAGCAAAAGCCCCAGAACGCGCGGGAACGGGTTTCAAAAAACCAGTTCTCGCAACGCTCCGGGGCTGACTCGGCAGTTTCCTTCGCGTCACACACCAGCCGTCATTCGGCGAGCTCGGCCGCCTTATGGCCGGCAGGTGGTCATATTCAACTGTAGTCCGCACGCGCGGACCGTCATCTAATTATAGTACCATCGTCCTCATTTTAGCGGCAGCCGTTCGATAGCGTACCGACGCCGCCGCCCGTTCGCGCAGCTCTCCGATGGTCTGATCGACGGTCGCAATGCTGTCAATCAGCCGCATGGCGGCGGCCTCCGGCGCCAGCCATACGCGACCGTCACCCCACTCATTCCGCACCATATCCGGGTTGACCTGTCGGCCGCGGGCGACGGCCGAAACGAAATCGCCGAAATACTGGTCTACGATCCGCTGAAAATCATCGATCTGTTCCTCGGTAATTTCCGTACCCATGGCGCCGGCCGACTTGAATGTTCCGGTATCAACGACAACAGCTTTGATGCCCTCGCGGTCGAACAGCTTGGAAAAATCATACAGAATCATCCGCACGCCGATACTGCCGACCATTGCGGTTCGTTCGCTGACAATCCGGGTAGCCTGACTGGCGGCATAGTACGCCGCACTCGCCGCCATGCCATCGACGCTGGCAACGACGTTTTTCCTTTGCCGTGCGGAGTATATCGTATCACCCAACTCGCTCAATCCGTCCACGCTGCCGCCGCCGCTGTCGATTCGCAGCAGGATCGAATCAACGTCCGGGTCGTTGGCCGCAGTTTGCACCCCACGAGTAATCCGCTCGGTGGCGTTAATGCCGTAGGAGCGCATCCACGCTGGCGCGCCCTTGTAGAGCACACCGGATACATCGACAACGGCAACACCTGCATTGACAGCTACAGGCAACCCGGCATATGGCCCGGTCTCGATTTCCGTTCGCCGTGCAGCCTCGACGATCACCGCAACTGGAGTCATCAGGATTCGTGACTCCAGTTCCTTCAACGCGGATAGGTGGATGCTGAGTAGGGTTTTCATAATGTTTCGGTCTCCGTAGTCGTGCTGGCGTCCGGCTCGACGGGTACGACGGCAACGACTGCCGTGCCTCCGACAACGATCAGATCCGCCAGCGCCGCCGCCTCGGCTGGCGCCCGCTGATTTATCCACCGCACCAACAGCGCTGGAACGTCCTCGGACGCGGCCAGCTCCGAGCGCGACGACACTACGTGCTGTTCCGCGAAACCGGCCAACAGCGACGGATTCAACACGATCCCCGCCATGGCGCACAACGCCTCGGCCGCGGGCGTCACCGCCTCGACCAGATCAGAGCCAAGCTCGCGGTACAGTTTTTCGGATCGTTCAATGACGGCGCGGGACGCGTATCGTCGTATCGCGTTGACTTCCTTGCGGATAATCCGGCCGATGGCATCGACAAACACCGGCATCATGATGCGTTTCGCTTCCTCACGATTGTCCTGGTCGGTTTTGTCCGAGTCACTGTCAGCCGAGTCAGTATCGTCGGCGTCGTTCGGATTCTCGGTGTCACCGTCTCTGTTGCCACCGTCGCCAGTCTCCGCCTTATCCTTCAACGTAACCGGCCGACGTGTTCCACCGTCCTTACTCCACGCGGAATCGACATCGCTAGACGGCGGCGGCAATCCCATTCGCAACCGGAACGCCCGTTCATCATCCGGCTGTGGCGTGATCGCTCCGCTTCGGACGGCGATGCCATAGGCGTTCATCAGCTCGCCGAGTATCTGTTCGTCTGTGGTCTCCGGCTTGTCAGGCTCATCGGTCTCTACCGCCGCACCAGCGGTCATATCATCGAGCGTGGTCATATTAAGCTGAATGAAATGCCTATCACCCTCCGGCCCCAGTGGATTCATATCCTCCAGCTCGCGGATGTCATTCGGCGAATAGACCCCGATCTGCCAGAGCTGGTTGTAGTACGTCGCCCTGCTGGTGTGGTCGGCCCACAGCAACGCCCGAACATTGAATTTCGCGTAGTATTCGTCTTGCTCGTCATCAGCGAATAGTTTGCGGTTGCATTCGTCCTGAAAATCAACCAGGTGTGGACTGAGCGAATCGCGCAGAAACGACATCTGCTCGTGTTCGATGTTGGAGAACGTGGCATCGGCCAGGTGTTTGAGCTTGTGTGGCGGCAGGTCGAACCACCGGGCAATTTCAAGCACCTGAAATTGACGGGTTTCCAGGAACTGCGCGTCGTCGTTCGGCATCGAAATGGGTTTCCACTCGGTGCCTTCCTGGAGTACGGCCGGCAGGTGGCGGTTATCGCCGCTGTGGTGCTCCAGCCAAGACAGACGCAGATTGCGTATCGCGTTATCGTCCATCGGCGGCGCTTCACGCGGCCTCTGGAGTACACCGCAGGTCGTTGCGCCGTTGCCGAAAAACTGCGCGCCGAATTTCTCGGCCGCCAATGACAATCCCATCGACTCGCGGGCGTGGGCGATGACAGACCGACCGACAATGCCGTCAGTGGTGAACCCGACCAAGTGAAACATATTTTGTGCGTCGATATAGGTGTTTGCGCCGACGTTGTTATGGATTTCATAAACAATCTGCTGCGTCTGCGAGTCGCGCATGACGCGAACGCGGCTGGGATGGATTGGCCATAGGTTCAACGGTGTTCCGTTGCGAGCGCGTTCGATCTCCGCGTAACCGTTGCCCCACAAGAGCTTGCAAGCCTGCATCCACCCCCGAAGCCGGCTGGATGGCATTTCCGGGTTCGGCCGTCGGTAGAGCAACCGATAGACCGGATGATTGGTTGCTTTCTCTGAACCGCCGTTCTCTAACCATCGGTGAACGTGCAACGGTAGGATTTTCAGCGAGTTGGACAAGATGTTGACCGCACACCAGACGCCGGATAGGTTCAGGGCGAGATCCTGATTGACCTCGATACCGGCCGCGGTTTTCCCGCCACCAAGCAGCGATACAAACCAGTCCGGCGGATTCGCCGGAGAAATACCACCCACCACGCGGGCGGCCCATAATGCCAAACGATGACGTATCTTCACAACATATTATAGTATCAGACGCCTACGCCACGGGCGTAAATCGACGTGCGCGGAACGTTTCCAAGCGCCATCGCCCGTCCCAACGCCATCACCCCGGCCGTCAGGCCGTCGATTTTCTCCGTCGATTTGTCCTTAGAGAATTTCATCAGCCCGCCACGCTGTTCGGCCGCCACGTTACTGGCCATCCATCGCAGCACCGGGTGTCCGTCGTGGTGCAGCCGACCCATGGCCAGCAACTCCATCATCTCCCGGCATGGCGGCGCCATGCTGAGTATCCCCTGCGGGAAAAAACAGACCTTCGATTCGCCGTAGCGGCGTTGCAGGTTCTGCGCAAACGACATACCCTGCCAGCCGCGGTCAACGGCGATATCTGTTACCCGGAACTGACCAAGGAACTGGAGGGCGTCGCCCAACATCTCATCATAGTCCACCACGTCGCCGGGCGTCCGCACGATATAGCCTTGTGTGGCCCAAGCGTCGATTTGTGCCATCATGCGCCCGTCACGCTTGACTGGCCGCTCCGGCAACCAGAACCGACAGAGCCAATCATACGACCGCCGCGTATATTCCAGCGTCTGTGGCAGCTTGCCACTTGCGGCATCTTCCTCCAGAACGACCTTCACCCGCTCACCGTCGTCGCGCGGGAAAATAGCCGCCATGGCGCAGAAATCAGAAGTTGCTCCGATGTCGAATCCAACGTAACACTCCCGCCCGGCGAACTGGCCCGGCAACAAATCCGCCCGGCACGCGTCCCAGCGGCCCATGTCGATGATCCGCTCAACCTGCCCGGTCCGTTGGTTCAGGTGCAGGCGCCGGAAAGTGTTCTGATAGGCTGGCACCTCCTGTGCCCGCTTGCACTCGCGGCGCAGGTACTCACGGCTGACCGATACGTCGAGGTTTGGGTTGGCCCGCTCCCAGACCCGCTCGTCGGTCCAGTCGTCATCCTTGCCGGTCTCGTAGATGACAGGTAGAAACGCCGAATCGTCGATAACGCCATCCCGCACGCGACAGGCGTAGTCGTGCTTCTCATTGCAGATGGATGATCGGTCATAGTCGGCGGTCGTGATTTCGATCAGCAGCGGCTGTATCCGGTTGGCCGATGCCATCGAGGTCTGAATCACATCGAGCAGGTCACGGTTAGGCTGTACGTGCAGTTCGTCGATGGCGGCCACGCAGCCGTTGAAACCATGCTGGCCGGCGGCGTCTGCCGGAACGACTTTCAGGCCGCTGTTCTCTGCCTCGTAGAAAATCGCACGTTGACCAAGACCAGGAAACACGCGCAGACGCGATGTCAGGTCCGCGTTCTGATTGACCATACCCTGGCAGTGCCTGAATAGCAGCGTAGCCTGGTCTTTGTCGCCGGCGGCGCACAGGTTCTGCGCCCCGATTTCGCGGTCGAGCATCAGGCAACAGAGCACAATCGCCGCGGCCAGTGGTGTCTTTCCGTTTTTGCGAGGCACGTACAACAGCAGCTCACGGTATCTTCGCGAACCATCCCGGCGTTTCCAGCCGAACAGACAACCGACCACAGCACGTTGCCAGGGCTCCAGCCGAAACGGTTTGCCAGCCAATTTGCCTTCGATGTGGGAGCAGAAATTCTGGATGAATTGAATTCGGCGTTCAGCCTCAGTCGCGTCAAACCATTCACCAGGCGCGGCCGTTTGGATCGGATCGTAGCCGGGAATCAATCCGAACAACCGAACCCACTTGGCGGGTACTTTCGGACATCGTTTCTTTGCTTTGCGCCGAATCGTCAGGCTCCGTCAATCAAACGTGCGAGGGCCGATTTCTGCGGTTTCTTTTCGACCTTGTGAACACGCGCCCGGGCCGTCGGCGAAAACCCCAACTCAATCAGGATCTTCTGCATTCTGTCCCATGCGCCGCGACTGATAGACACCATCGGGTTCGGCCTGTCGCCGACCATTAGGCCATCGCGGTCAATAGCCGCTTCGGCCGCCATCCACTGGACATGCAGCCTGCAATAGCTGTGCAGCATGTTGCGCTCGGCCAGTGACAACACACCCATATCCCGCAAAATCGGTATCATCCGATTCCACTCGGTCATAGCCTCGCCGGTCAAATCAGCCGGTATGTCCGGCACGCCGGGCGGCGCGATAGGTTCAACGCCTGTACGCGCCTTCACCCGCCGCGAGCCGCGGAGTTTCAGAATCGGTGTCGGTGTCGGCTTGCGTCCTCGCATGTCATTTCTCCATCGCCTCTCTGAGCTTCTTCAAGGCATCCTGTTCGATCTGCCGTACCCGTTCCTTGGTTACACCAAGGAGTCGGCCAGTGTCTTCCAGCGTTCGGTTGCCGAAAAAACGATCAACGACAACCTCTCGCTCGCGGCGATTCAATACGTTTTGGTTCAGGGCATCCCACAGCCGGTCAAGGCAATCAGATAGATCAACATCATCAATCGTGCTGCGTTCGTCTGTCCGTCGCGGTAATCCGGTAATCGGTAACGAGTCACACAGGGGACGGTGATCCATTTTCTTCGATATCTTCGGCTGACGATTGAGGGCCTGCCACATCGCGTGGCGGATAACCGTGGTGGCGAATGTGCTGAACCGCCAGCCACGCGATTCATCGAATTTCGCCACGGCATTCATGAGGGCAATCGAGCCGACGCCGACCAGCTCGTCATATTCGTCATGGTTGCTGGCTAGTAAGCCCGCCAGCCTGTGGACTAAACCGATATGTTGCTCAGCGGAAATCATGTTCTCCGATTCCCGAACCCTCCATCCTCCGCGCACGTCTTACTGTCATGGCACCGCTTACAAAGCGACTGCCAGTTGTTCGTATCCCAGAACAGCCGCATGTCGCCGCGGTGCGGCCGAATATGATCGACTACCGTTGCCTTGACCTGCCTGCCGATCCGCAGGCATTCAGCGCACCACGGATGTTGACGCAACCACCGTTTACGGGCCGCGTGCCACTGCGGCGTGTACCCGCGCCGATGCGCGTTCGGCCGCGGACGCTCCACGCGATTCATGCGGTGCACGCGACCCGTCAACCGATGCGTGGCCGGTTTTATCGCCATGTCACCTCCTGCCCCTGGAACCGATCCAGATACTTCTTTCGACTCGTGTTCCGATCCAACCACCAGGCCCAGAGATCATCAGGCGAGTTGAATCCCGACGATAACCGCCATGTCGCCTTGATTGCCCGCTCCCACAGCGCCGCAATTTTCGGCCATCGCTCCAAGTGCCGCTGCGTTTGCGTGTTCATGGGACACAGCACGCAACCCACACGTTCAAATCCTTCGTCATAAAGCGAGCAGTAACGCAGCCCGCGCGTACGAATATACGCCCATACGTCACCGTCACCCCAGTCAATGATGGGGTGTAGATACCACTTGCTTTTATCCTGGTAGCAGGCCTCGACCATCTTCCGCTTGGCGCGGCGCGATGACTCGGCCCAGCGAACGCCGGTCACCACCGTGCAGCCTGCGCCACGGTGTTCCTTCAGCATGTCGCAGCAGTATCGTATGTGCCGCGTAGGCGGGAGCCTCTTGCGCCGGATCATCTGCCACATATTCTCGACAGGGTGTTCCATTTCCACGTCGGCAAACGTGCGGACAAATCGAACCAGCTCAGGAGGATCGACGCAGGTGATGTGGAAATGAAAAGTCGCACGGACGCCGGCGCGTTTCACGAGGTCGTAAACAACGGTTGAATCCTTCCCTCCACTAAATGCCACATAATATCCGCCCGCGTCACGGTCGATGGCCGCCTGCTCAAATTCTCGCAGCCGATCGATGGCGATGTCGTCAATCGGTTTCCCGTCAACGACTCTCACGCGTCACCTCCAATTTCGCGCACGCGTGTGCGGGGTGGGGGGTTGCGGTTTGTAGGTGAATACCCCAGGGATTCGACCCACCCTACCCCATCTGCCAAGATACCCCAGGTTGCCATGCAATCATTATGCCACGCCGCCAGAATGAATCAACAGGTAATCCACCAATTGTGCGCGGTAGACTGATATTAAACGGGCGT